TCGTTATCTGCAGTGCCTGGGCGCAGTTCCGTCTTCAAAAGACGAATAGCAACTGGCTCAAGTGCTGGTGGGATAATGAGTTTACGACCACGAGCAAACACCTTCAAACCAGCCTGATCGCGGAAGTTTGTACGGATTGCGATCATCGCATTCAGTAGCGTTGCTTCGTTAAGATCAACCTGAGTGGTTGGGGTGTTGGCAACCGAACCGCCATCAATAGGATGCGAGGTCGAGCAAAGTGCTACGCCGTCGCCGCCAACTGCTGCGTTATAGGTCTGTGCCGTGTTGAGAAGGTTTGCACCGTAGATTTCCTTGGTCTGCTGGAAGGATTCCACCAAGCCGAGGTTTGAAGGCGTAAACTGGGTCTTGTAGAGGTTGTCGTCGATCGCCTTACGGGTGATCGCGTAACCGAGAGCGATTTCAGTGTGCTCTTGGTTGTATACGAAACGCTCACCTGCACCCGAGTCGAAAGACGTCTGACCACCTTCGGTCTTCAACTGGGCCAATCCGAGGTAACGCATTTCAGCGGTACGCTCGAGAGCCATTTTCGAATCGTGCTTAGTGAAGATCTTGTCGTACTGCGACGGGATCTGCTCATATTTGCCTTCAACGCCACGTAAGCCGGGGAGTAGAAGGTCTTTGATCTGACTAAGATTAACAGCCATGACTATCTACTCCTTACGAGATACCAGTTACGGCAGAGTTTGAACGCCAGACTTCGTTATTGAAGCCAACGATCAAGTTGCAGTACTGAGAGGTTTGATCGCCACCGTTGCCGAACGAAACGGCATAATCGACGATAATGAAAGGCGAGGTATTGAGCGTAGCGGTAGCGTTGACATAAGCCGTCGAACGGCCCGTAGCATTGTTACCACCGGTGCTGTTGCCCGATGTCGCGCCAGTCGTGGAGTAAGCGAACGTGCAAAGCTGACCCTGAACGCCAGAAGTCTGCGATGTAGCCGTACCCGTGACAGGGAAGCCCGAACCCGACGTCTGAACGACGAAGCGAGCTGCAGGATCATCAATGACATAAGCAATAACGTCGCCAGTTGCGTCCGAACCAGGCCAATAAGAAGACCAGACGGTGCGCTTCTGCGAAGTCGAGAAGTATTGGCAACCAACAAAAATACCTGCGAGCTGAACCGTGCCACCTGCAGTTGCCTGCGTGATGTAGCCGTTTGCAGTCGAAGTTACTGGCTGTACTGGGTCGCCGGTGAAGATTGGGGTCGTATTGCTAGAAGCAATGCGACGAGTGGATTGTGCGAACGTCGGAGCGCCGCCTGCACCACCCTGAAACTGTAGAAAGCCGTAGGGCGCAAACGTATTGGCCATGACGGGTTCTCCTTTCAGAGAGTTCCATCATCGCACAGACGGGCGACTATGAACGGGTTAAAATTTAATCTTCCGCAGATGGGGAAGAGATTGGCATTATTGCAGATTTCTTTAGAAAAGAAAAGAGGGCCCGTAGGCCCCCTGATCAATCCGGAATTTGCATGGGCTCATAGCCCTTTTTGATCTTTGGAGCGATATGAGCATCCTCGCGGCTAATAAGACCGCCTTTGCTATTCGGATCCAACTGACCTTCTTTAATTTTTACCTGTTGACGAGCATTGATAAGGTCTCTGTTGCGCCGCTCTTCGGTAATTTCCATTGGGCGTTCGCAAAGGATCATGCCTTCACGTTCGATTGAGCCAACGTACCCTTTGGGCATCATTTCAGGATGGCGTTTTGCCTCAACCGGNTCCCAACCNCCGACAGTGATTCGGTTATAATGAGAAGGGTCAACCCATCCCATAACCGCCTTCATTTTCCACTCGTACGACCACCCATCTGGAGCTTTGGGAGTGGCAAATTTGTCAACACCCTCGTCAAGATTGGCATTGTTGTGCACACGGAGTTCCGCGGCACGTCTGGCTGCACGTTCACGGCTGCTTTCCGAAACAGCTTCAATTACTTCTGTTTCTTCTGACCGAATTGGTGGCCGCATTGCTGGCCGTTCTGCTTTTTCACCTGATGCGTTTCTCATAGCTTTTCCTTAACCTGATATCTTGCCTTCACGGATGAGGGCTTGTTTCGATGCTGCATATTCACGGTCTGTCATGCCAAGATCCCTAGCGGTTTCCCGTTCGGCGCGGCTAAGGCTGACCACATTNGACCTGTTGCCACTTGGCGCCACGCTAGAACGAGACACTGGGGCCGCAGGGGGAGCCGATCGACGTTGTGTAGGAGCAGATGCCTCTGACATGGCGCTATCTTCCGTTTCCCGCAAACGAGCGGGTTGAATATCGAGCTTCTTTTCTACGTAAGCAAAGTATTCTGGCGTATCTGCGCGGATCCCACGGCGAATAGCCGAGTTATGGGCATCAATCATGTCTGCTTTAAGCGTTTCATCTTTGGCATATTCAGGATGCGCCCTAATCCATTCCGCTGATTCGCGGGTTAACTGGGATGCAAACGCCTCAACAGGGTCCGACGATGTATAAGCCGGCTTTACTGGCTGTTTTGCTATCTGCTCATACTGTTGTTTGCCAACCATAAGCTGACGCAGGTCTAATTCTGCCTTTGTCATGTCTGCTTGGATGTTGGCAGCGGTATCAAAATCACCAACCGACATAGCATCCCGCAGATTTTGCTTTAAAATCTCAGAATTTCTCTTAACCGTGTCGATTGCATTATCAATTAAACGCAAATTTGTGTCATTTACGTCGTTTTTAGCTGCCGCAAACTGTTCGGAAGCCTCTTGTGCACGGCGTTCAGCCAATTCACGAGCTCTACGTTCTTCTTCAAGACGTGCTTTCAGCTCATTAATGCCATCTTCAACCGAAATCTGCGGTTCTTGTACCTTAACTTGTACAGGTTCCGGCTCTTCGACCTCTTTTATAACAATCTCTTCAGGCTTTAACTCTGCGTCGATTGGCTCAAGGTCTAATTGTAATTCTGGTTCGTCTTCTTTTATTGCCATTTTTTGTCCTTACCACACATAATCGGGTTGAGAGACCCGTGCTTTTACGGCGTAATCTTCCAAAATGCGGCAAGGTTGACCCTCTATAGAAATAGCCCAGCCGTCTGATGGCCGAAACACAACCCAATCGCCTTCGGAAACGTTAACGTCCTTAAACCATTCACTTTTGTCATCTTTAAATGCCAGGGGGCCAGCCTTTAAAACCAACCCAACTTTGCCTTGGTAACGATCCTCGTCAACGTATTTGTCAGTAAGGATAATTCCAGACTTGGTTTTCTGAGGTCTAATATAGATGCCAACCAGTATTTGGTTGTTAAATAGTTGAAAGTTTTTAGCCAAATCACCAACGGAATTTTTAATTTCTTCTGCTGGATCTACATCATGGTTCATCTTCATAGGAGGCATTTATCTATTCCTTAACGCAATTTATTTACGATATCGTTCGCTTCATCAATAAATTCAATAGCTAGAGCCAGCCCTTGGACCAGNCCAACTGCCTTTTTATANTCATCAAAAGAAGTTGCAGACCCGCCGGCAAGATTGTCTCTAGCTGTTTGGTAAGCTTCAGATATNAATTTTTTCAGTTCTTTCTCGAACTGGTCTTTAGTCGTTAACATTCCAGACCCCTCTGGTTNATACCCCTCTTAAATGGCTGGACCGGACGCCCAGAGGGGTTATAAAAGCGCCCGGCCCTCCTCTCATCGGGTGGGAGACACACCCGAGAAATTATTTCATCTTAGCGGGTTTTAAACCGTAAGCGTCGATCTTTTCCAAACGAGCCTCGCCACCGCCCGAACCCGAATCAATCGGATATGCGCGCCCGCCAGACTTGCGGCCCATTGGAGGCATGCCCTGTGGAGGCATTGGAGGGGCGCCCTGCGGACCCATTGGAGGCATACCACCTGGAGGCATACCGCCCGGTGCAGGTGGCAACCGCTGTGGAAGAGGCGCAGGAACTGGTGCGTTTGGCATCATACCCATTGGTGGCTGCTGTTGTCCGTGGCCAGTGCCGATGATGATATTGACATTGGTTTTACCCTTTGCCTTGCCACCCTTGGCATGGGCCGAACGCCCACCTGGCACCACTCCTGGGATCTTTTTTTCCGAATCACCCGAGAATATTCCACCGCCGGAATACTTGCCCATACGGCCGCCGGAGCACTTATGGCACGCACAATCATGAGGATGCGCTTCACCGCCATGCTTTTTATGCTGCAACGCACTGTGCTTAACCATTGACTTGATCAAATCCTTGTCAGCCAATTCGTCAGCTTTGTTAATGTGCTTGTGCTCTGCTTTGCCGCCCTTGGCGTGGTGCATATGCTTTAAGGTTTCTGCAAGATGCGCCTTTTTAGCGAGCTTTGGATTTTCTGAATGTTCAGCCTTTTTCAGCTTCTTTTCAGGAATCTTTTCGCCTGCAGGTACATGCAAAGCCTTGTGAAGAGAACCAGGGTGCTTAATAGCGCCTTGAATCCATTTTACTTTGTGACCGTCAGCTTTACCGCCATGTTTACGAGCCATAGGATAATCAGAAGACTGCCGTGGGTTGCGCAAAAGCATTTCACGAATTTGAGCGTCACCTTCGCTATAATCCGGGCCAGTATAATTACGATTTACCGACACATTAGGATTATAATCCTGCTCAATGCCTGTTGGCTTAAATGGTTTTGGTGCCGGTTTCTTTTCAATTGGAAGATATGAAAGGTCAGTTCCACCATCAGCCCTATGAGAACGGCCGCCCTTTTTCATTGTCGTGGCAGGCTTCATTCCAGCGGCTTTGCCGAGAGCTATGTTTTGATCAGCAATAGGATTGTTACCAATCATCCCACCGCCAAACTTGTGGACCTTGCCGCCTTTTTTCATGCCAGAAGCTGGAACATTTACGTTTTGATTAGCTAATTTTCTTGCAGCTAAATCAACGCCTTCGCTTCTTTTGCTTGCTCGGTTAAAATCAAATGGCTGCTTTGCGCCAGTTTTACCCATATCTGCCGCTGCGCTGTTAATATAATTAACTAGCGAACCACCAGAAAGTTTATGGGCTCGGCCACCAGATTTGCGTGTTGCGGGAACTTTTGCGCCCGATCCACCAGAAATTTTAGACGCGGCCATTTGAACGCCATCCGTCATTCTCTGTTTATTTTTGGGATCATCTGGCGATTTGCCATAATTTTCCATAGCTTGATTAATGTATTTACCAAGCTTCCCGCCACTTGCCTTATGAGCTTTCCCACCCGTCTTAAATCCGCCGACATGTTTAATGCCTTCACGCTCGTCATTAGCCATACGAACATCGCGGTTAATAAAATCATCAATCCATGGAGCTTTATGCTCTACTTTACCGCCTGCCTTACGGGGTTTACGATCGGCACGATGCGCTGATTTATTTCCCTCTGCCTTGCCGACAACCTTGCCACCCTTCTTGTAAAGACGCTTTACAAGCGGACGTGCGCCCGTTTTTACACCGGAATCTTCTGGTTCTGGCGGCGTCCAAGTGGACGAATCAACTTTTTCGTGAGGATCGGTGGATGTGAGGCGCTTCGCTTTAGCCCTCATTGCATCCCGCGCGTTCTTGGCGGCTTCAGACATGGTTTAACTCCGGAGGTTAATAGCGGCGTCCCGCTTTTGCTGCCATGAGGGATGGATCTAGTGCCGGCAACGGTGCACTGACCTTGTGGAGCGCCTGCTCAACAATTGCGGTATTATGAAGGGAACGGGGTGATTTTGCAACGCCACCCTTGTTGTATGGTGCGGGAACCATTTGAATTGTGCCGTCCGGCATTACTTGTTGGATCATCTGGCGTTTGCTGCCCATTGGCTTTGAATATGCATTCGCCCGCATGGTTTGGATATCACCAATTGCCTTATTATAAGCGTCAGTTTCGCTATGCCCTTGATCTATATAACCTTTATAGAATTTATCAAACTGCTGTTGAGTGCTTAAACCAAATACACCCGCAACTTTTTCAGCGATATCCGGCCCCTGCAAATCACGAATTGGCGTTGGCGGCATCGGAACATTACCAGCTGGGGCAGTAAATCCTGTAGGCGCCCCACTTCCCGCCCCTGCGCCACCCATGTTTTGAGTGACTGCATCACGAACCGCACGAACATTAGCGTTTGACGGGCCAGTCGGTTGCGGCATCTGCCCTTCGGCATAAGGGTTGGTAAGCCCTGTAGGTTGCGGCATCTGGTTAGCGTAATCGTTTGCACCAATTGTTGTAGCTACATTTGTCGGTTGGGGCATTTGATTAGCGTAAGTGCCGGCATTGTAACCTTGCATACCAAGAACGCCCTGCTCGGCTGCATTGGTATATTTATTTGCTATTTTTTGAAAATCATTAGGACCGATTGATTGCGATCCCGTGGGTTGGGGCATTTGGCCTTGGGCATATGGATTAGTGTTTTCTTGAGGTTGAACAGCAGCAAGAAGTGATTCAGCAGGCGTACCCGTTGCTGATCGAGGTAATTCAAATTCTCCACCGCCCAATGGTGGCGTGTTAAATGTGGTTGTGCCGACAGGCTGTCCAAAAGCCTGATCCATTCTAGCAGCTGCCGCCTCTGCTGCGTTTGCTTCTGATACGTCTTTTTCCGTACCGACGCCATGCATAAGACCAGATGGAGCAACATCCGCTCGACCACTAGCCAACGCGGCATTTACGGTTTCGTGCGGATTTATAAATGATTTTGCAAGTTGCGGTGGGTTTTCTTTAGCCTCGGCAGGAGAAATAATAGCATTGCCAATCGCGCTTGCGACGTCAGAAAAATCTTTACCAAAACCGCTATCTTCTCCGCCACCTGTATCATTTTTGGTTTCGCTTTCGGATTTATCCGACATACCGCTAAACCCACCCGTGTCACCACGAAGGCCGCCTACGCTATCCCCGCCACGGACGTCACCGCCGTCATCAAACGCATCACGCGCATGCCAGATCGACCCCTCGACCTTGCCGCCTTTTTTGTATGCCGTGCGGCCACCTTTTTTAAAGCCATATTTTTTTTGGTTAGCAAGGCCTTGTAAAACGCTTTCAAGCCATGGCTCGTCAATGTTTTGGAGCATTTTTTGCTCTTCTGTCATCTTTTTAAACCCAGAGCGAGCGTTGGGATTTTCAGAATAAGGATGTAAAATTCCAGGTTTATGTGGTTCTTCAGCAAATTGTTGCACCGCTTGTGGCAAAGCATAATGACGTTGAACCAATGGTACGTCTGCTACATAACGGCCGCTTGTTATTTCTGGATATGTATTATGCTCAAACGCAGATGCCTCAATGCTTTCTGGTGTAAGTTCTACTACTCGATGGCCAATCATATTTCCGCCAGTTTTAAGTAAATCTGGGTCAGTTAAAGCTACTCTAGTCATACCAACATGAGGAAAACCTGCTTTGTGATATCCCGACTTGTCCATGTGTTTGACAATTAGGCTGCGCGTGGTTCCTGGTAATGTTTTTAAAAAATTTCTTGCGGCCCATGGGTCATCAAGCCCTGGCCATTCTTTCATTTTCTCAATAGCTTTATCGCGCTTATCCGGATCCTCAAACAACCCGGCGCGAAGTTCTTTATCAAATTTTTTAACTATTTCCGGTTCAGGTTTTTGATTTGCTATCTGCGACATAAGCGCATCAGACATTTGAAACGATGAATCAACAGATTTTGGACCCATAGGAGAATAAACCCCGTAAACTGGTCCTTTTTTTTGCAAACTTTCGATTAATCTTTTATTTCTTGTTGTTTGACCAGCCGCATTTGCCCATACAGCGCCTTTGTTTGGCTCAAGCATGTATTGTGGTCCAGCGTGAAGGTCTACAGGCCAAGCCAACTCCCGCCCATGCATATGGGTTAACCTTCCCAACCGAGAACGATCTCCACCAAGATTTACTAATGTTCCGCCCTTTGCGGTATTATAAAATTGTTCGTATGTTTGTTTTTTTGGCGTAAGAGGATTAACACCCGGTATTGGATTTACTGTAGCTTGAACATTTTCAGGGCTAGTAGGTGTTTTAAACCCATAAAAAGATTGCCCAAGATTTGCATCATAATCAGAAGTTATTGCATGAGTTTTTTGAGCAATGCCAAATGCTTTTTCCCGCATAGCAGGATCTTCATGTTCAATTGATGGAATGGCCGCAAGGCGTTGACGAACAATATCATCTTCTGGTGACCCGCCTTTTTTAAGTTTTACCCGTTCAGCCGGAAGGACTGTTTTTGCAAGGCGAAGCACGTCTTTCATTATTCACCCCGTGTAATAGCAGGGATGATTGATCCCAACAGATTGCGTGTTACAGCTTCGCTTTCAGGATGCACGGCTAAGTTTTGGGCAAGGTCAATCATTTGAATGCGTTCTTTTGCAATCATTTCTTCTTGCTCCATAGCGTTATCCGCTTGGTCTTTCTTCATCGTAGCCGCTAACTGAGCCGCCTTAATCTTGGTATCCATCATCTTGGCGTCAGCAAGCTTTTCCTTAATGATCAAATCAATACCATCAACACGTTTCTCGTGATCCGTAGGTCCTTGTTGCTGGCCGGCCGCCAATCCTTCTTGTTGGGCTTTAGCCATATCCAACTGCATACGAGCCTGATCCAGACCCATCTTGCCCTGTGCCAACTTAGCCTTTGTATCCGCCTCCTGCTTCTTGATCTGCATCTCGGCCATTTTCTGTTGTAACTCTGGCGGAGGCGTGCCCTGTGCATCTTTCGGGATCATAAATTGTTCAGGATTCGACCAGCCAACTGCCTGCAATGCTGCAGTGTCAATCGCGATCGGGTCATACATCGACGGGTTCTGTGCTTGGATTTGCTTTAGAGCAATAACTTTCATCAAACGCTGGGTCTGCGATGCCGTATTAGGATCTGCCTGAGGCACCAAGTCAACTTGATCTAAAGCACGAAGAAACGTTTCCTCATCCCATTGGCGTGCAGGACGGCGGTTTTTTTGCCAGAAAGACTCTGGGTTTTCTTGGAAACACTTTACCAATAGCTGGAACTCATCTGCTTGCGCCGAATGCATGCGCTTGTGCACCGAGCTTAAAACCTTTGTAGCCTGATCAATCAACGCGATCGTTGTACCGACCGGCGCATCCTGCTTGCCTTCACCAACCGCTTGCTCGGCCGTACCGCCAACGCGCATCCCCGTTTGGTTGATGTTTTCCACGAGGGACATAAGGCCGCCACCAACATCCTTGTACGGCAATGGCATAACGGCTTGATTGATAGGCATACCGCCAGTCTTAACCAAAGCACCGCCACCAGGAGGCACACGGAAGATATTTGTGTTTTGGCGGGCTCCCGTATCTGCATACAAGAAGCCTGGGAAGTTTGCGTACATACCCGCGTCGAGCATTTCGCGCCAAGCTGCAGTCAGTGCGTTCGTCGTGTTGCCTAGGATGTGCAAGAGACCCAGATCATAAAAGCCCATCCCCGGTACAAATGTGTACTTGACGAAGTTCTGGCGGGGCTCAGGTAAATCTTTAGTATCTTCGTCATAGTTGCGTACAATGGATAGGATTTCTCTTGATGATACATCAATCGTTACTCTGTATGGGATTTCGAGGCCTGTTTCGCTACCTTTGCGCTTATGCTCAAACCCTTTGATGTTTAATTCACAATAGCATTCGTAAATTTCGCGGTCACGATCTTCGGGGTTGTTGTTCTCTACCTTGATGCCCTGTTGCGCTTTCTTTTCGCGCTGTGCTGCATCTAACTCCACCATCTTTGGTGTTGACAGGTCAACGTCTTTATACACGCCAAGGATTTGCATCCGCTTGACGGTAGAGCCGCGCATCATGATACGATGGGTAATACGCTTGGCGTTTGATAGGTCCGTTGCCGAGTTGTTGACAATCAAATCATCTGCGTCGACGCTTTCGCTAACTGGACGACCGCGTAAGGGACAGAAATATACTTTCTTGAACGCCGTCCCGCCAAAGCCCAACATGAGGAGCATTCTGTCGGTATCAGGGTAATACTCTTTGGCAGTGGCCGTGAGGTAGTGGTTGAGGTCGTTCTCAAGGTCGTTGGCAAGTTGATCGGAGGCGAGGGTAGCATTGTTGTTATCCTCCCTGATCTTTACGGGTCCATCCGTAGGCAATAGTTCCGACCGAGCGTTGGCTTGAAACCGTAGCACTGCTTCGAGCAAGAGCGGGTGCCGAACGCGTGACATACCTTCAACGGGCGCGCCGTCCGCTGCACCTGCCAGACCGGGAATTTCCACTTTGAGGCCCAGAAGTTTAATGCCTTGTGCACGGTCTTCAATCCATTCCTTGCGTGATTCTAAATCGTCTTGGATGCCTTTGATTAGATCACTTGCGATCGCGCCAAGCTCAAACTGGTCTATTTCGTCAACTAGATTGTCAAACCACTGCTCGCCATTCTTTTCGGCCTTTTCGAGAGGCGACCCGTCAAGTGTCAACGTAATTGACCCATCGGGCAACTCAATGGTCATCAGGTTTCCATGCTCGTCCATCCCTGCGGATGTTTCGCCGTCATCCATAATGATCTGCAGTTCTTCCCCGTCAAACGGTTCGGTCATGTCTTCGCCAGGAAGGCGCAGGTTGGCTGGAGCGAGTGGCATTCGTTAAACCCCGTAAAGTGGTATGGGCGGAGCACCACGGTGAGCCTTGAGATCATCAAGGTCCGCCTGCACTTCCTCTGCCCTCTGGATAAACCCAGTCTTGCGTAAGTATCGCATAGCATAGGCCACCGTGTCCACTAGGTCGTCATGTTTGGCTTTCGGGAACCGCATGCACTGGGTAATTACGTCGTCGGCCCATGCCTTGTCGGGGGCGTAAACGAGGCCCTCCTCGAACAAATGCTGGATGGAATAAAGCCGTGCGGTCTTGTCGATACCCTCTGGATCCACCAGTTGGACGTGGAATTTGCCATTGGAATACAGGCGGCGTAGCTCAGAGGCTACAGGAATTCCGGCGGCTTTGTTTTCGATTAGGATCTTTTCGATCGGGAACTTCTTGGCCGTCCATGATATCTTTTCCACAACGCCGGCGAACGGAAGCCTTTCCTGCCATGCGTAGATCAGCATAACCTTTGGATGGGGCTGTTTGTAGGTACGCTCAATGCGATAGGCTTCACCAGACTTGGCGGCAGACGCCACCGGATCCTCGGAGAACACGCCCCAAACGGTCATGGCGGTAAAGTCATTCTCTGATTTTTCGCTCAAAGCGGTATCGACGGCCGCAATGATGTGGTCGAAATCAGGAAACATATTGTCGTTTTCCCACAACTGCCACATGGACTTCTTGATAATCCCGCCGTCGTCTGGGGTTGGCTGCTGCTGGAACTGGCCGGAAGCGGCAAAGGATCCCATGATTTTCTTTTCACGGGCCACGACATGGGCAGGGAATCGATCGGGGAATAGGAGCTCACCCTTTTCGGTGCGTGGGTCTTCGTAGCCTAACATAGTTGGAGCGGCGCGGTCTGGATCGTACTCCATGGGGAGCATGATGTGATCGTAACCCAAACCTTCTTCTAGGATCACGCCAGATACATCCTCTTCGTGGAGGCGTTGCATGATGGTGATGATGGCCGACTTGTCGGGGTTGTTTAGGCGGGTTGGGATAGCGGTCTTGAACGTGTCAATGGTTGATTGGCGTTGGGCTTCGGAGTTGGCGCTGTCAACCGAATGAGGGTCATCGATGATCACGCGATCGCCACGGGCGCCGGTCATACCATCAATGGCAAGAGCTTGGCGAAACCCAGTTGAGGTGTTTTCAAATTTTGTCTTTTGGTTCTGATCGCCTGTCAACTTTACGTGCGGCCACATGGTTTGATACCAATCAGAGGCGATAAGCCGGCGCATCTTGGTCGAATCACGGATGGCGTTGTTGAGGGAGTGCGAGGCGCAGACGTAGCGCAGGTGCGGCATATTCCGCGGGCCCCATTCCCAAGCAGGCCAGAATACGTTGACCAGTAGGGATTTCATTGTGCCTGGCGGGACGTTGATCAGGAGGCGGTTGTAGTAGCGCTCATCGTCGATCATCATCTCATCGGTAATAGCCGCCAAATGGTTCGCGATCAGGTCCACATGCCAATTGTGCAGGTAAGGCTGCCCAGGCTCTACAACGTGCCATGCTTGGCGAATGAACTCCGGCAGGGATCGGAAGCACTTTTCCCGTCTGGTCTTTAGCAGCGCCTCTCGAGCGTCAATGTTCTCACCCTTGTGTTTGATGAAGACGGGAGCGTTCATTAAGCCTCTACGGCCGCCGCAAGGGCCAATTCAAGGGCGTCAAGCGCCTCATCGTCCAATTGTTCCACATTGATGGTTTTTGCCTCGATCTGCACTGGGCCGCCGTCTTTGCCAGTCAACGCCATCTCTTTTCGCTCGGAATAGTCGTCCCTGAAGCGTGAAGCCACGTTTTTTAGCCAGAGTTGAGCGTTAAACTCACGAGAGGAAAGGTTTTTGCGCCCCGCTTCTTCCCACCAAACCTGCGATAATTCCCGCGCATACGCGAGAGCCGCCCGAAATTCTTCGTGTTCTTCCTTCCAACGATCCAAACTTGCACGCACAGTTCCGCAAGCAACTGCCATTTCAGTGTAAGAACCACCTTCGCGGCCTTTTTCAATGACCACATTGCAGTATTCTGGTTTATAATTTGAAGGACGACCAACCTTTGCCATAAAACTCTCCAATAACATCGCGAATATAAGCCGAAACGCAGCAAAATGCTATAGCGCCAATGGATATTATAAGTATCGCTAAACCTAACATTTAAAACTTTCCTCTAACCCGTTGATTTGCCTTCTATAAAGAATAATAAAATATATAAATATATATATATATATATAGATAATACTACTTTCTCTCTCTTATTACCCTCAAAACAGTGTCAGGCTACTCTTATATCTTATACTATCTTTACCTCTATATCTCTGTCTCTCAGGCAATAAGTAACTATGTATAAGTTAAAGCATTTTTATTGTGTTTTATCAATAACTTAATATGTATTTTTTGCCCAAATATCCATTCCAACTGAAATATCCATAACCTTCCGGTGTCATCAAATCGCAACTATGGTATGGTCAAAGAGCCTGTTCCCCAACCGAAGGAGAATGACCAGAATGACTAACTTGACTACTGCAACCGTGATTTCATTTGAGTGGGGCGTGCCCATGACCCCTATAACCGACGACGATAGGAGCGATGATATGACTTGGAACTACCGTGTGGTGTTTATCCCAAAGTCCAGTGATTCGATTTTCGATGACGATCAGTTCGTGATCCGTGAAGTGTACTACGACGAGAACGACGAGAGATCGAGTTTTGGTCAGAAGAAGATTCGACTGCGTTCGGCGAAACGTTTGAACAGTTAGCTGACGACTTTGATCTAATGCAGGAAGCCTTTGAAAAGCCAATTCTCATGCTCACGCAGAACGAAGACGGCGAAGACAAGCTCGTTGAACTTGATGACGAGGAAGAAGGCGAAGAGGCTGAAGAGGCTTAATGTAAGTCGGCTATAACTGGTGTGTGTTCTGGTTAAGCCTAGCGGCAGATTGTCCGTCACTGTTAGACACACTGCTACCACGCTGTACGGGGGTGTGGTTTAAGACAATGCTCAATAGGGTTACCCTATTGGTATAGCCCGTACCCCCTATTCTAACCCACTGGGTTATAAGACGTACAGCCCTCGGAACACTGGACGGCCGTTAATCAGTTCACATAGTTCCGTGGGCATCATTATACCCTCTTCATCAAATGTAAGAATGGCAAAGCCCTGTTGAGCCCTGGACGGGGCACCTTCTGTATATTGAAACTGTGGCCCATGTGGATCGGCAAGGGTGCCGGTCTCTACGCCCCAACGGGATCCTAAGTCATGGGAGGCGCGCCACAGGAACGGACGCATTGATCATTTTACGGATTTTTTTCACACGCGCAACATTATTATTACGCATAGCGTAAACAAGGGCGACAAATAGCTCGGCTAAGGATGGCTGTCTCATTGTAAGGTTACTCTGTGCAAACGATAATCGGTTAGTGGATCGAATTGATATACGGTGAAAGCAACATCGGCGCACTGCTGCGCGTAGTCTGATTTATATTGCCCACATACAACACCAACGAACGCTAAAGCTTCTTCAACGTGTTTTAACCGCATAATGGTGAGGCGTAAAAGATCTTTATCAACCTCATCCTCGTTGGAAGCTTTGGCCGTCAGTTGTTGTATGAGGGCATCGCTACTCATCATAAGACCTTTCGGGGTAACTTTCCTTGTAGCTTGAATGCCCTATGAAGAGCTTGTCGGTGAACACCTAACTCTCTAGCCACTTGGGACATTGACTTGCCAGTGTAAACCATTTGTAGGGCGTCATCTAGATATTCAGGAGTATATTTGTGGCTTGCGCCCTTCTTCCGGCCTCGTGGCATGATGTTTCCTATCAGTATGCTTCTTTTGCGAATGTAAGGTCAATTTCTTGTAATACTTCTTTAAGCTCGTTTAATCCTTTTCTACCAAAACCATTTAGACGTAACATATGGCGTTCTGTTTTGCTTATCAAATCTCCTATGGTTTTAATGTTATT